GGGGTAGGGGTAGGGAGTTGCCCATTGGAGGGCGAATTGCAGGTCGAATTGCATGGCTCATGCGATCTTCGATTCCATGCCCGATGCCATCGCGTGAGCGAGAGGCGAGGTCGAGGCAAGTCCGGCCCACCCCGGGAGCCCTGGCTGCTCTGACAGCAGGCGGGCCAGCTCGACCCCGATTGCACGCTTGATTAGGCGTGAAACGACTGCCTCAAACGCCGTTCCTGTGGCCTTGCCCATGTTGACGCGATCGAGCACTCCGTCGTGCCGAACGTAGGTCCGAAGCAGGAGTTCTTGGGTGCGCTCGTCGAGCAGAATGAACCGCGCGGCGATCAATCCGTTGACTGCCTTGGTGAACTTTCGGGCCGACATGTCGGCCGCAAGGTGCTCGAAACGGCTCGGGATGTAGTCAACTACTCCGCAGTAACTGAGCCCGTCGTTCGACATCAGCATCAAATAGGCGTGCTGCTCGTCGACTTTCAGAGCCAGAAACTCCGGATCGCGCCAGATGCTCGTCTTGACGCGAGCGTGGTCGCGCGCCATCTAGGCGACCTCCTCGAGCTCGTCTTTGGCCCAGGTGATGACGTCGACGGCTCCGACGGCGAACCGGTGCAGCCTGGTTTCGTGGTCCCCGGCGTGGTCGTGTTTGAGTGCGCAGACGGTGGGCATGGGGTCGTCGTCGAACCATTTGAGCGACAGGCAGTATTCGCGGCGGATGGGGGCGTCGTGGTCGGGGTTGAAGTTGTCCATCAGGCGGCCTTCCGCTCCGCGGTCTTTACTGCGGCTCGGAGCCATGCGGCGGTCATGCCGACGGGCATCGGCTGCCGGTCGAGGCGGGGCGCGCGTCGGTGAACGCTGAGCCCGCCGCGAGTCATGGCGAGCAGGCCCCAGCCGTCAGGGAGGTCGTCCTGGACGATTGCGGCATCGGGTACGGCGAGCCACCAGTGGTCGCAGTACGGCTTGAACGCTTCGGCCTTGGAGGGGTCACGGAGTTCAGTGAGCCAGTCGGAGCGGGACACCTTGACTTCGATGCCGTGGATCAGGTTTCCGGTCGACGGCCATAGGTCGATGACGAGTGCGTCGATGGTGCGCAGTGTCGTCCGGCCGCGCTTTCGGTCGTAGTCGCCGAAGCCGCCTTGGTTACGGACGTGTTCGGCGACGATGAAGCGCGGTCCATTGCCGGCAGTGGCGCCGTACCGCTTGTGGATCTCGTCGAGCATCTTTCGCTCGGTCCACTTGATCGGCTCGGGTGCGATGGGGCTGATCGGGGCGGCCGGCTCGTAGCCGGGAAACAGAGTCTCGCTCACGATGCGTTCTCCTTCGGCTCGTCCCGCCACGCTTCCTCCAGCGCCTTCCGTCGTCGCGCGCAGGTGAGGTCGTCGTCCACGAACTGCCCGTCATCCCAGGTCGCTGGTCGTGCTGCCGTTGGTCGATGCCGCCACCAACGCTGGTCCTGACGCTCGACCAGCAGCGCCTCCAGAAGCTCTGTCTTCGTCATGCCGCGGCCCTCGACTCGTAGTAGTGGTTGCGGCACAGGCCGCGCGCGAACGCGGTCCGGCCGCACTTTGGGCACGGGGCGGGGTGAACCTCGTTCGGGTCGTCGATGTCGTCCCAGGCGAGGGGAGACACCCAGCCCTTGCGAGCCGCCCGAGTGCGTGTCGCCTTCGTCCACTTGCTCTCAGTGGGCGGGCGCATCGCCATCGACCGGTAGGCGGCGTCGATCAGGTCGAACGTCTCCCGAGTCACCTCGTCACGTTCACGCCACGGCGACATGAGCCCGTTCAGGTTCTGTGTCGACCAGCCGGTGCGCTCGGCGATCGCAACCAGCGACCAGCCGATCGCCTGGAGCGCCTGGAGTCGCCGCTGTACCCGGAATGCCGGCACCAGGTGCGTGTCAGCCGGAACGAGGTCGATCGCCTGGATCTTCGCGGCGTTCCGCGTTAGCACGCGCCCGACCTGGCCGTTCGCGATGCGGGAGATGGAGCCGATGCTGACCCCGCTCAGGTCGCTGATCCGCTGATACGAGTATCCGAGCTGCTGTAAGGCGTGGATGCGGCGGCGGGTCTTCGCGATCGGGACGTAGCCGGTCCAGCCGCGACGGGCGTTCTTCTTGTTGCGCCGGTTCGCGATGTTCCGGGCTTCGCGGCAGGGGTCGCAGAGCGCGGAACCCTCGCGGTAGTGGGCGGTCGCTCCCTTGGTGGAGCCGTGGCGGGGGTCGTCAGGCCGCATCGGTCGCCCGCTTGTGTTCGAAGTCCACGCCGCCCCAGATGCCCCAGCTGACCCTGATGGCGATCGCGTCGTCGAGACACTTCTGCTTCACGGGGCACGTGTTGCAGATGGCGATCGCGGCAGCGGTTGCGCCCTGGCGAGATCGTGCGCTACCTGGTCGATCGTTCGGGGTCTTCGGGAACCAGAGTTCCGGGTCGTGGCCGTTGCCGGGGTGGCATGCGGCCTTCGCGTGCCAGGTGGGGGCGATCTGGTCAACGAGGTCAAGGAAGTTCACCAGGGGATCTCCTGTTCGGTGAGGACGAGGCGGACCGCGTGCTGACCGGCGGGACACTTGTCGCCGCGCAGGTAGGTGGGTCCGATGACGTGGGTGCTGTCGTCGTCCGGGAAGACCCCGGCATCGACGAGACCATCGATCAGCGCTTTGACGGTCGGGGCAGCGTTGGCGGGGTCGGCTCGTCCGTTGCGCGGGTAGCCGATGAATGCGGCGATGTGGGCGATGTCGAAGGCCCCGACCGGCTCGTCCGTCGCGCGGGCGTAGGCGAGCTCACGGAGGGCCTTGGTGCGCTTCGACTTCGGCGCCCAGTGCATCCGGTCGTTCGCAGAAAGCCAGAGGGTGTCCGGGATGACGAAGGCGAGCTCGGTCATGCGGCCACCTCGAGTCGGCCTTGGGCATCCGCGACGATCAGCCGTCCGATGTGCTCGGCAAGGGCTGGGACGACAGCGTTTCCGAGGGTTCGCAGGCGGTCCACCCGATCGGGAACCCCATGGTCCGCTCCCACGTCGTCGGAGGCGGGGTACCCCCAGTGCCGACGACTTCCTGTAGTCGCCGACATCCCGGCCACTTCGCCATCGACGGTGAACACTGGTTCGCGGTCGCGGTGGGGGTAGGCGACCACGAACAGTCGGCGTCGTGTGTGTGTCGCACCCACGGAGCACGCGGTGAGAGTTGACCACTGCGCATCGAACCCGAGGGCATCGAGGTCAGAGAGGACGTCGATGAACCCTCGCCCGAGGTGGGCCGCGACGTTCTCGAGGAGCACGTAGCTGGGTCGCAACTCGGCGATGACGTCGCGCATTGCGGGCCACAGGTTCGGGGCGACGTTGCGTCCGCGGGCCGCCTGACTGAACGCGGGGCACGGGTATCCTCCGGCGACGAGGTCGACTCTGGGCCGAGGCTCCGACCGCCACCAGGGGGCGGCAGTGTGGACATCTTCATGGCGTGGCACCTCCGGCCAGTGTCGAGCCAGCACGCGCCGGCAGTAGGGGTCGAGCTCGACTTGTCCGACGGTGTTCATTCCGGCGCGTTCAAGTCCGAGATCGATGCCGCCGATGCCGGCGAACAGGGATAGGACACTGATCCTCACGCCGCACCGCCGTCCGCTGGCTCCTCGGCGGCCTTGATCTCGTCAACTCGCGCCTTGATGACGCCGCGGAGGTTGGGGAACTGTTCCCACCATTCGCGCAACTGGTCCTTGTCGGTGGCGCAGGCGATGGCGGACTCGGTCGGGGGAGTGGGCATGTGCAGCGGCTCGACGACAAACAGGGACCGCTTGCCTCGTGTCGTCTGGAGCTTGATCTCTAGCCGCTTGTCGATGTGCGACATGTGCGAGATTCGGATGCCGCCGACCTTGTCCTTGCCGAACATGACGTCGGGGTCGCGGTAGATGGTGAGCCGCCGTCCGACGTACTCGTCGCCGTTGGTGCCCCAGGCGGCGGCGATGAGGCGGCGCATGGTGACGGCGGGTCGGTAGGCGCGGTCGGTCTCTTCGAGCAGGAAGTCGAACGGCTGCTCGGCCTTGCCGCCGACGACCTTGCGGATGGTGACGGTCATGGGGCCGGCCACGAGGTCGTCAGCGTTGACCTGGTCGGAGCGGGGTGCGAGTGAGTTGGCGATGTCCACGGCGTCAGTCCTCCTTGCCGCGCAGAGCCAGAAGTTCTCGGGTGAACGTCTCGCTCAGGTCGTGGATGGTGTTCTCATGTTCGCCGTGCGGGTCGAGGTAGATCTGGCCGTCGACCCAGAACCACTCCAAGGCTTCGTGGATGGCCTCGCGAACAGCGGTCTGGAACCAGCGGTCGATGTGGTCCTGCTCGGGCGCATCTGGGGCGGGATGCTGCGGGTCGTCCCATGCACCGGAGCCGGTTCGAAAGGACTCGGGGTTGCCTCGTCCCCAGTAGGCGTTCGGAAGGTCGCTGCCGTCGATGCCGCTGACGTGGCACCGCCGCGCCTTCTTCTCGCGGGCGAACGTGAGTCGGTAGTCGACTCGGTCGGCTGCGGTCAGGTCGTTCCTGGCGGTCATGCCGCGCCTCCAATCTGGATGTCTTCGAAGTCGTTGTCGTAGGCCCACGGCGGCAGGTCGACCACGTGCCGCCCGTCGCCGTAGTGGGGCAGGTCGATCCGCCGGCCGTTCGCCAGCCAGCGCATGCACGCGTCGGCCATGAGCTCGCGGCCCTTGTCGATCGCGTCGCCGTGGATCTCCAGCACGGAGACCCGGTAGTCGCCGCCAGGAGTCGGCTCGGTCTCGACACAGATCAGGTCGAAGCGGTCCACATCGGTGTGCCCGTTGGCGCGAGCGAGGTCGATGTAGTTGGCCGCACTGACGTGGTAGAGCAGGTTGTTCATGACCTTCCCGAAGTCCTCGGGGTTGCCGTCTCGGCAGGTCTTGATGTCGGCGACGAAGTCCGGGCCGAGTAGGTCGAGTCGGCCTCGAACGGGCGCGCCGGTCGGGTGTTCGGCGTACATTGACACCTCGTGCTCAGTGGCGGCTGCGAGCAGTCGAGCAGCCTCGGGATGTCCCTGGACCGCATCGGCGAGTGCCTGTGCCTTGGCGAGCGTCCGCCCGTCGATCACCGTCAGCCCGTCACGCGCGGCCTGGAGGACGGCGTCGCGCCATGCCTTCGTGTTCTTCGGGTTGTCGGCCTTGGATCCGTCCGCTTTGACGCCGATGACGTCGGCGTTGAGGACGGCGTACTGGTCGAGGCGGTGGGGCTCGAGGATGACGGTGTGGACGAGTCGCCCGAACGCGATGGCGTCGGAGTCGTCAGCGGGCGGGCGCTTGCCGAGCAGCACCTTGGCGCCGGATGCGGAGAGTGCCGTGGTGTCGCGGTGGTAGTCGAGCTCGGGGAGGTCGCGGATGATGGTCATGACGCCTCCTGCATCCGCGCCACCACGTGTTCGCACACCCAGCAGTCGTGTTCGCCGCACGGGTAGATGTGCCTGGGTTTCTGTTTGTCGTGTTCGAACAGGTCGGCGTCGGCCGCGGTGATGTCGCGGCAGGTTGGCTCGCCGTCGTGGGCGGGGTGGTTACAGGCGCGGCACATCAGACGGCCACCTCGATCCGCGAGTTGTAGCGGTGGTCCATCACGAGTGCTCCAGCGGTGGCGACGTTCATCGACGCCGTGAATGGCGTGGGGATCTGGATCAGGTGGTGGCAGCGGTCGAGGACGGCGGTCGTGAGCCCATGGTCCTCGGCGCCGAGGAGGTAGCAGCCGCGCTCGGGGTGCGTGAACTCGCGCAGGGGTCGCGCGCGGGGATCAAGCTCGACGCCGACCAGCGGGCAACCGTAGGGCAGGTGGGCGAGCAGGTCGTCGAAGTCGGCGAACTCGAACAGGGGCGTGTGCATGGGCGTGTTCGGGGTGTCGCTCGCCTGCTTCTTGTAGCGCGCGCCGACCGTGAAGATGTAGCCAGCTCCGTAGAGCGTGGCGGTGCGCCAGAGGGTGCCGATGTTCTTCTCGGTCTTCCCGTTGACGATTCCGATGCCGAAGTAGCCGCGCGACGCTGCCCGACGGATCAAGTCCAGGTCGGCGCTCATGCTGGCTCACCGGCCTCGTAGCCCTCGGACAGCACGCGGACGATGGTCCTGAGTTGTGACCAGGCGTGATGTCCGCATGCCGACTTCCAGGTCCTGCGGCCTTCAAAGCGGGGCGACAGCGGGTCATGGATGAAGCGGTGCGGCCCCTCATCGCACCCGCAGATCGCCTCGACCACGGCCCCCAATCCCGTCGGCTCATCGGGCTTCGGCGGCTTCGGGTTGGCGAACTCGCGGAGGGCGGCCTGCATCGCGTCGATGCCGTCCCACTCCTCGTTCTCGTGCGCGAGACGGTAGGCCGCGAACGCCTGCCAGAGACGGGTGGCCTGGTCGCGATCCTCGGGGTCGATGACGAGGAGGGGGCGGGCGGTGACGATTGCCGGATCGTCCTTGGACCACCGGTCATCGCCGTACCGCCATCCGCCGTCGAGAAAGATGCCGCGATGCCGATTCGCCGGGCAGCCGACATCGATCATCGCCACGTCTCCCGACTGCCACTCGCGCGCGCTCATGCAGACCGCCCAAAGTGGCGGGTGATCTGCGCCGGGGTTGAGCGCGCCTCATCGGCCGTTGCGGCCCGCTTGATCGTGATGATCTGCGTACCGTTGGCGTAGGCGACGACCGACGAGATGAACGCTCGGCCATCAACCACGACAACGTGGTCGTCGACGATGGTCATGGACTCGGAATCGCCTGTCGCCAAGTCGCGGCAGATGACTTCGGTGCCTGTCATGAGAGATACTCCTTGCTGAATCGGTTCCGGTTCTCGCCCCGCCTCGTCGCACCGAGAGCGGGGCACTTTGCTTTGGTTGGGCGGCCCCGTGTTCAGGGCCGCCCGTCCGGTCACGTGGCGGTGCCGTCGCGGCCGGAGGTCTCGTCCTCAAGCAACCTTCGGAACTCGTTCGGATGCAGGGCGATGAGTCGCCGAATTGCGCGACGACGCGCCTTCAATCCGTCGATGTCCGCATCGCGTCGACCGGGGTTGTCGGACCGGTATTGCTGCATGTAGCGCCTGTTGGCGTCGCGACATGGATCACATGGCTGCTCCTTCAAGCGGAGATGCCGCTGATAGCCGCCTTTAGTGCCACACGCTCCAATTGGCCGCCGGGCCATGTGGGAGCGCGCGGCGGGGAGGTTGTCGCGACGAACACACGGCTCTCCTGCTGCCGCGCCACAGCGGGCGCAGGGAAGGGTCTGCACTCCGCTCATCGCGTCCTCGCCACCTGATCCACGACGAGCAGCGCCACGACGCCGACGAATGTCAGCCACCATGCGGCGTACGTGGCATAACGGGCGAGGGTGCGGAAGTTGGCGCGCATCAGTCGCCCCGCCCCTCGGGCGCGGGTTCCCAGGTCAGTCCGGCGATCGCACTGGACTGGAAGTCGCGGACCGTCTTCACCCAGAACGGATTCTGCGAGTAGCGGTGGTCGCCGTCTCTGCGGCACGGGATGAATGCCCCGTGCTCGATGCAGACGGTGAGCGCGTTCGGGTCCATCAAAAGTCGCATCCTTCGTCGTCGTGGCGACCGTCGGCCACCGTGGTCGAGTGGTAGACGCAGCCGCGACCCGGCGAATGGGCGTCGGTGCGCACGCAAGTCAGCGGGCCGTCGGCTAGGCGGTGGGTGCAGGTCATGACGCGGCCCTCATCGACTTCTGCTTGATCCCTCGGATGAACGCGGTTCGGCAGATGTCGGTCAGTAGTGCGGCCTCATCGACCGCCTCAGCGACGTCGCGCAAGCAGGTGTTGTCCTGTGCGACAACCTCGCCCGTGGTCGTGTTGATGACCGCCCATTCCCAAACGGGCTTGCGGTTGACGCGGCCGATGATCCGGGCGCGACCACGAAGATGCTCGCTCATGACGCCCTCCGCTCCGACGACGCGGGCCGACGGAAGAACCAGCGGATCAGGTCATGACACGCCTCAAGCTCCGACTCCGCGGCGGCCAACTTCAGGAACGTCCGATGCCAGCCGTAACCCATGACGACGGCGGTGAACAGGACAGCGGCGAGAGTGGTCATGCGATCACCTCGCGGACCCTGATCTCAAAGTGCTTGGCGCCAAAGCGGACATCGAAGTACATGCCGCCCCGCACGTCCTCGTCGACTTCATCGACGATCGGGTCAAGTTCGTAGTGGCGGCGCAGGTGAAGATCTGCGGCATCGGCCAGCGCGTTGGCGAATTCCTCCTCGCTCACGACTGCACCTCGCACTCGTCGTGCAAGTCGCACATGAACATCCAGTGCAGCCACTCCGGGTCCTCGCCGGCGTACTCCGGCAGGTCAGCGATGCACTCGCGCCGACCCGGGAGAAGGAACGCGATTCCCTCGACCAGAGTCGGGCCGGGGAGAGTCAGGAAGTCGATGCTCATGCCGCCACCTCGACTCCGAGCTGACGCGCCCAGAGACGCGCAACCTGCTCATGCAGCAGGGCAAGACCGGCACTCTGACGAAGGTCCGCCGGGATCACCTCGCCCGACACCACCGACTCACACTCGGCGATCTCAAGAGCGACACGCTTCTCGTGGGCGGCGTTGAGGCGGGCAAGGGCCTCGCGCTGGACGGGGGTCATGCCGCACATCCGCGGGTCTCGCCGTGGACGTGGCCGCAGGCCTTGAGGCCAGCGAAGGAGTTGGTGTTCCGAGCCTCGGCCTCAGCGCGCTTGCGGGCCTTCGTCTCACTGCGGCTGCGACCGAGGTTTGCGGCGACGTGCGCCTCGTTCGTCTGGTGACGCCACGAGAACCAGCCGGGCATCTTGGACTGGCCAGGGGCGTAGGTCTTGCTGGTCATGTGCGACCCTTTCTCTGTCGGTGCCGCACCTACGGCTTGGAGGTCTGGGTGCGGCGCTGGTTTGTTCAGGCGGGCAGGACGGCGCTCACAACACGCCGCCGATGAACTGCGACGCGTTGTCCACCTGCTCAAGCAGGGGAGTCGGGTCAGGCTGAGCGGCGAGGATGTACGCCACGACCGCGACGAAGATCGCGGCGACCAGGAACCAGGCGAGGGACCTCATGCGGCACGCTCCTCGAGCCGGCGCCGCCGGGATCACCTCGCCCGACACCACCGACTCACACTCGGCGATCTCAAGAGCGACACGCTTCTCGTGGGCGGCGTTGAGGCGGGCAAGGGCCTCGCGCTGGGCGGGGGTCATGCCGCCCACCAGGTCATCAGCTTCACGCCGCCGCGGCCGGCGTTGTAGAACTCGACGACCGCGGCAGCGGCGGCCTCAGGCTGAGTGCAACCCTTCGCGTCCTTGATGAGACTGGTCCGCTGAACGAGGCCCTTCCATCCATTGCGGATCCCGGAGAGCTTCTGAACCATGCGCGGCTCGTCGAGGCTCTCGCCGTATCGCGCGACAACCTTGGCGATCCCGAGGAGCACGGGGCGCTCGTAGCCACCGTCGGTGAACGAGTCGCGGATGATGCGCAGCGTCTGGCCGAGCACCTTGGCCCCGTGCTGCTGATAGATCGTCGTCAGTGCGCCGATCGCGGTGATGGAGTTCGGGCCGTTCGACGCGCCGATCGAGCAGTCGTTCGCGCGAACGATGCGGTCGATGTCCGACTCTTCGACGCGGCCAGCGGTGACGGCGGCCCGGAACTTCGGGAGCGCCGGCACGGCCTTCTTGTCGTTGAGCGACAGGAAGAACTCGGCCTCCTCGTGCTCGCTCAGGCCGTCGTAGAGCCAGACCTGAACCTGCTGCCCCTCGCCGACCCACTGCCGGTACGCCCAGAGGGAGTGCTGGCCCTCCATGACGTACAGCGAGCCGTCGGACCGCTTGTTGACGTGCGGGACCTGGAACTTGTCGATGTCGAAGCGATCGAGGATGGACTGCGCGTGAGTGGGTCGGAACTCCCGCTGTGCGACGGGGTTGACGCCGATCTCGTCGGCCTTCACCCACTTGAGGTGGCACTGGCGGGCGGGCTTGTTCGTAGTAGGCTCAGCCATGGAACGACTCCTTGATCTTCTTGACTGCCTGGCGAAGGGCGTTGATGGAAGTGGTCAGGGAGTCGAGCCGTTCCAGGGCCGTCTCGCTGTCCAGTGATGCGGGATCGATGTCCCGCAGGCTCATGGCCGCGACCTCGACGGCCTCGGCGACGTTGTCGAGTACGCGGTCGTTGTTGATGCGGCGGGACTTGTGCATCACGACGTCGGCGGTGATGACGAGGTCGTTCTCTCGCGCCACGAGGCGGATCCGCTGCTCAGAGACGCCGAGCTCCTTGGCGATCTGCGCAGACGTGGCGCCGATGGCGATCAGGTCACGGATCTCGTCGAGGCGGGATGCGACCGGGGCGGGGCGGTCGCAGCCTTGGCCCTTGATCTTGCGGACCACGTTGGTGCGCGACACGTTCCCCTCATCCTTGGCCTCGGCCAGGGCGGCGTCGAACTCGTCAGCCGTCGCTTCGGCGAGGTCATAGATGCCGGCGATTCCCTTGGTGGGATTGCCCGAGAGTTCGGTGTTCGACGCAAAGTCGTAGGGCGACACCGGCAAAACCTCTTCGGTAGAGGATTTGCCGCGGTCGTACTGACCCTTGGTCCGCACGGTGCCGCCCTCCTGGCCCTTGCGAATGGCCTTGCCTAGCGCGTACTCCGCGCGGCGGACCATCTCCTGCGCATCGAGCTGGATCTCTTTGGAGAGGCCGAGTTGCTTGGTCGCCTCGGCAGCGGTCGCGATCTCAGCCTTGGCGGCGGCGACCTGCTCGGGACCGGTCTTCTCGACGGCAGTGGCCAGCCAGTCGCGCGCCTGCTCGAGATAGCCCGAGATGGCGAGCTCCTGGATCGCGGCCGACTGGCGGGCGATCGTGGCCGTGTTGATCGGGACGAGGCTCACAGCGCACCCCCAATGAACTGAGCGACCGAGCCCTCGACCTGGTCGAGCAGTGGGGCCGCGTCGGGCGCCTGGGCCCGCGCGTACAGGACGACGCCGAGGAGGATGAGGGCGACGATCGCCCAGGCGAGGGACGTCCTCATGACGCCCTCTTGAGTCGCTCGATGTAATCAGCCAGCGCCTCGCTGGGAACCAGTCGGCGGCGGCCGATCTTGACGGTCTCGACCTCGCCGTCGGCGATAAGGCGCTCGAGGACTCGCGATGAGACCGAGAGCTTGTCGGCGGCGTCAGGGATCGCGTACAGGAGGCGTTCCATCACGCCACGTCCTCGGCGACGGCGAGCCCGCCATGGGGGTTTGCCAGCAGAACGCGGCGATCGGTGATCGCCAACGCCGACAGGAGGGCGTTGAAGACCTTGGGCGAGACGCGGCGCGAATGGCCGAGCTCGATCTTTGCGATATAGGGGCGCTGCACTCCGACCTGGTTAGCCAGATCCATGACGCCGAGTCCGGTGCGGACTCGCAGCTCACGGAGCGCAAACCCGTTGATCTCGACGGTGGTTGCGGTTGCCATGGGAGTAGATAACCACACCTAGGAACACCTGGCAACACCTGGGTTCGTCAGGAACGAAACCCGTTCTGACCTGCGGAATCACATCGATGTCGTTTCCGCAGGTCACTGGACAAAAATGGGGATGTTCCTGCGTGGTGGTAGATGTTCCTAGGTGTTTCTGGGACGGTTTGAGTGTGGATATTCAGCAGGAGCTCACGGACGCTGAGCGCGAACAGGTCGCCATGCGCCTGCTCGCCGAACAGCGCGAACGCTTTGATGGCGTTCGCAAGGCCGCGTACACCGCCGCCAAGGTCAATCCGGCGACCTGGGCTCGCGCTACGGCCGCTATGCGCGTGCGCCCTGATCGACTGGTGCAGATCGTCAAAGCGCTGTGGCCGGAGAGTGGCGGCCGTTGGGAAATGGTTCCGAAGGTGGCGGACGCGACCAGTTGGTCGGCGGTCCCCAGCTATGTCCAGCGCGGCCCCTGGACGGGCGAGGTTGAAAACGCCATGGCTGACGTCGACGGCAGGTTCTTGAGCCTGGAAAGTCGCGTGCGTGAACTCGAGCGCCAGATGGTCGAGCTGATGATCGACCCCGATGAGCAGCAACTACCAGCAGGAGAGGGAGGTGGGGCGGATGGAGACGCCGCCGCCAATCAGGTCCCGGCGCCGAGCCCGGGTGACCAACTCGGTACGGACGAGCCTGACGTCGTCATAGTTCGGGATGACGGTCTGATTCTTGGGCAAGATCCTTCAGGACAGCCTCCGCGGCGCGGGCGCGGCGCTCGGGACTGATCCCCTCGGCGATCAACAGCAGGCGTCTGCTGGCCAGGTAGAGGCATCCCTCTGCGAGGACGGGCACGAAGATGACCCGGACGCCCAGTTCGGCCAGTTGAAACAACGCGCGCATGGCAATCACACCCCAGCGGGGACATTGTCCCTATCGGCCGCCTTGGCTCTCAGGTGCCCCATGTGGACGACCCTTTTACTTTCCCCGCGTCGGGGAGAGTGTGCACTAAAGGTCCGACGGATTGCGCGGTTTCGGTTAACGGAAACCCCTAAGTTGCCCCGGTGGCCCGACCCCGCAAGCCCGAGGGCGCACTCGTGACGGTGGCAACTCGGATCCCCGAACCGATCAGGGATCGCGCTGACGAGATCGCGGCCAGCCAGGGCATGAGCCGAAGCGCCTGGCTGGCCCGGGTGGTCACTCGAGCCGTCGAGTCGTACCCGCTCGACGAGGACTAGGCCTCCCAGAAGGCGGCCATCTTGTCGGCCGCGTCCTGGTGCATCTCGTCGACGACATGCTGATAGCGCTGGGTGACGGTGATCCGGGAGTGCCCCAGGATCTCCATGGCAACGCGCATCGATACGCCCATGGCGAGCAACATGGTGGCCGCGGTGTGCCGGGCGTCGTGCAGACGCGCGTCCGGCGCGCCGACCTCCTTGCAGAGTGCCTTCCATTCCCGCCAGTCGATCTTCGGGTCGATCGGCCGACCGTCCTCGCGAGCGAAGACGAGATCGGCGTCGTCGTACCAGTCGCGGGCGGCGAGGCGCTCCGCGTTCTGTCGCTGCCTGTGGGCCTTGAGTTCGGCGAGGAGCTTCGGTGGCAGGACGAGCGTGCGCTTGCCGGCGCGTGACTTCACGGGTCCGAAGACAAGCCCCTTGCCCTTGACGCGCGAGAGCGACTGGCGAACGGCGAGGGTGCCGGCCTCGAGGTCGACGTGCTCCCAAGTGAGGCCGAGCGCTTCGCCCTGGCGCAGTCCCATTGCCAGGGCGACGCGCCACCGCGCGCCGTTGCGGCGGTCGGCGGCGGCGTTCATGATCGCGATCGCCTGCTCCTTGCTCAGTGGCACGATCTCCTCTTCGCGGGGCGTCGGAGCGTCGAGGAGAGTGGCGACATTCTTCGTCGCGTGCCCTCGCTGCTGGGCGACCTTCAATGCGCGCGACAGGATCCGGTGGCACTGGTGGGCAGTCGTAGATGACAGGGGGTGCGGGTCGTCGACGTCGGGCGCGCCGATCTCCTGGAGGTGCTGCCAGGCATCAGCGATGTGCTCGGGCGTCAGGCGGTCGAGGCGATGCTGACCGAGCAGCGGAATGATGTAGCGGTTGACGCAGGTGGTGTAGCCCTTCAGTGTGGAAGGCCGCACCTTCTTCGCGGCGATCTGCTCGAGCCAGTAGGTCATCCATTCAGACACGGTCGGCGTGCGCCCCTTGGGCAGCTCGCCCGCAGTGACCTTCTCGCGCAGTTCGCGAAGCTTGCGCGCAGCATCGGCCTTGCTCTTCCCGGAGACCTTCTTTCGGATCGGCTTGCCGTCTCGCCACCCAGTTACATAGGAGCCGACGTACCGTTCGCGGCTGGCGTCGTAGTAGATCGATCCCTCGCCGTCGCTGCGCTTGCTGCTCGCCATTCCTCACCCCTCATTATTGGGAGCAGCGTCGGGAGCACCCTGGGTGCTACTCGTGTCGGCTCCATGCGGTTCATTATGCCTCTGACCTGCGGGTTTGTACTTCAAGTCTAGTCCAGTCGGAGTCAACGCGCTGACTGTAAATCAGCCGGCATAGCCTACGCTGGTTCGAATCCAGCACCTGCCACAAGTGGCCCCCGACCAGCGGAAACGCTGGGAAGGGGCCGCTTCGGCTTTGGGAGCACCTCGGGCCGATGGGAGCAGCCAGGGAGCAGCGCATGCCTGCGAGCCATTGCTCGACCATGCGCGCGCGTGGCGTCGATCTGGCGTAGCCTCTCGCCATGGACGAGCAGACCCCCAACGCCGTTCCTCCTGGCTGGTACACCGATCCCGGCATGGTTGGCACCCAGCGCTATTGGGACGGCCAGTGCTGGACCGACTCGCATGCGCCGATGTCGCCTGCTCGCCCATCGCATGCCCCGAGTGCCGGCCTTCCCGATTGGGTGTCGGTCGTCGGCTATCTGGCGATGTTCTTCGTCCCGCCAGTCGGCCTGGCGATCGGCTGTTACCACCTGACGAACAACCAGCGCGGCGCCGGCATCCTCATGTGCGCGGTCTCAGTGCTCGTGGCAGGCGTCGGACTGGTGCTCTACTTGCAGAGCTCGACGGCGCCGTACTGACCCCCAAAACGCACGAAGCCGCCCGCCTCCGAAGAGACGGGCGGGGCAGGGGGCGAGCGGTGGCCGGGTGGCGAGAATCTGCGGACAGGTTGCCGTTGCGGCCGCTACGGTGACTTTCTGTGGGCCAGCCGTCACCTCTCCCCAAGTTGCTTTCGCAGCGCACGGCGCAGAAGCTTCTTGAGGCGCATGGGTGGTCGCGGGAGACCGGCGGTAAGCACGTCGTCAAGATGGTCAAGACGGGCGAGCGCCCGATCACCCTTCCGGCTCACAAGGGTGGGGACTATGGCGTTGGGCTAACGCGCGCCATACTGAAGCAAGCGGGCCTTCTTCCCCAGCCCGCAGACCGGGAGTGAGGTGAGCGGCATGGCAAGCGGCACGATCGAGTATCAGGTGCTGGTGCATGACGAGGACGGCTCGCTGTGGGCCGAGATCCCCGAACTCCCCGGCCTGTTCGTCTCTGGCGACTCCGATGACGAACTGGCGGAAGCGCTAGCCGAAGCAATCCCCATGTATCTGACCGATGCTGGGCAGAAGCCATTCAGTGTCGACGTGAGGGAGTTCGGCCAGGTTCACCGCATCCTGGTCGACTGCTGACGCTAGGCCCACATTGCCCGAGGGGCTCAGTCGCGGATGTTGAGCCTTCCCGCGTCGAGGATGGGGATTTCGGGGTCGTCGGTGATGCGGACCCAGATGGTTGCGCTGCGTCCAGCGGGCGTGTTGCTGCTATCGAGGAGGAGTCGCGCGGTTCGAGTTGTGCCAGCGGATCCTTGCCAGGTTGCGGTGCGCCAGACGGTCTGGTCGAAGGAGAACTCGACGGGCTGCGTGTTGAGGGTGAAGTCGCAGGTGACGGTGACCTCGAGGTATTCGATGCTGCCCCGGATGATGGTGCGCTGGCTCATGGGCGGACTCCTGCACGGTTGCGGGGTGGCTGTGTTTCGGCGTGGCGATCGGGGTCGATGACGCTGGCTCGTAGTCGCGAGGGCTGGACTGCGGCGGTGACGGTGATGTTGCGTTGGGCGCCGGCGTTGACGGACGGCGCGAACGCCTGGGTTGCGGCTGCCCGGAATCCGGGGGTGACGGTGACCTGGCCGTACTGGACGGCGGGCGCGTAGGTCTGGGTCGCTGCGGCACGGAAGTCGGGGATGACGGTGATCGTCGGCGGCGGTGAAGCTGCGGCGTAGTGAGCCGCGATGCGCGTGCTGGGTAGAGCGGTGGTGTAGTAGGCGACCTCATCGATGACCCCGTTGAACTCGGCGGCACCGCTGCGGCGACCACCGACGACGAACGCTGTGTTGGCGGTCGGGAGCGCGCCAGAAACAGTCGTGCTTGGGGTGCCGACCTGGACGCCGTCGACATAGAGGCGGGTGATCGTGCCGTCGTACGTGCCGACGATGTGGTGGCGAACGTTGTCGTTGACCGCAGTGGGGCCGAGGACGGAGCCGACGGTGGTTCCGTTCTTGAACACCACCACTTCCGGCTTGGTGCCGTTCATGTCGATGTAGAAGATGCGGCTGGCATCGACCGTAGAGTCTCGTCCCGCGATGCCGCCAGTCGTGCCCGAACCAGCCTTGATCCATGCTTCGATGGTGAAGGCGGTGAGGTCGGCGGTGTCTGACGCGGTGACGAGCGCGGTTGTGCCATTGAAGGTCACGGCAGTGTTCGAGTCGCCGGTGATCAGGCCGGTGGTGCCGAGCGTGTAGCCGCCCGAGTAGGTTCCGGTTCGCCCGTTCCCTGAGGCGTCGGCCGCCGTGGTCCCGGACGACTCGCCCAGCCGCCAGTAGAGGTAGGGCGAGTCGGCTAGGACTTCGCTGGAGTACGACATCTCAGATCGCGAAGATGCCCGAGGCGTTCCACTGCACCAGCACGTCGCCACCGTTCGGGTTGAACATGATGTTCGTGCCGGTGTCGATGTAGTAGATCAGCGCCGACGTCGAGGGAGTGCCGGTGTGGGCGTAGATGATGAGGCCGCAGTGGTCAGCGGTAGGGACGGCGGTGATCGGGGTGTCGGCAGCGTCGAACACGCCGTTCGTCACCGTCTTGCCTGTCATCGACCCGGACGCCTTGATCTGCGCGCCACCCGCCACGTCGTCGAGGAAGTCGTGGGCCGCATTGTAGGTGTACAGGTCCAGGTCAACCACGAGCACGCGGATGTCGTCCGTCAGCAGGTTCAGCGACCCGAGGAGAGCTTCCTTGCCCTTGGGGTAGACGGTGTTCGTCACGAGATCTCCTTGATGAGTCGGTCGGCTGGCCAGATCGCGAGGTGGGGCAGCAGCCACGCGGACCCGGCGGCCCAGATCGCGACGAGCCGGATGCGGCCATCGCGCGTGTTGGTGTCGAGCGCTTCCCGGATCGCGTGCGACAGGGTGCCGTCGTGCTTGACGTAGGCGCAGTAGGCGTCAGCGGCGATGAGGCCGACCCCGATCGCAGCCCAGGCGCGCGGCGGCATCGCTAGTCGGCGTTCGTGTTGAATCCGGCAAGCGCGGAGACGACGGTGACCTCCGCGGCCCAGAGGACCGTCTCGGCGTCACCGATCACGCCCTTGACCTGGAGGTAGGCGACGACCGGAGTGCCGAGCGCGGTGGCCGCATAGAGGGCGCGTCGGACGCGAGCGGGGAGGTTGACGGTCACGGCGATCTCCTAGTTCTGCTGAAGCTGGAAGTTGGCTGGGAGTTCACTGAGGCCCTCACTGCATACAGTGAGGGCTCAGTGGTCGTCAGTGAGGACGGATCCGGGGGACGCGCACGAGGGCCGCGACGCCGCGGTGGTCGCTGGTGCGCCACTTGAGCCGCCGGACGATGGGCATGGCGAACGAGAGCGGCAGAGTGAGGATGTGGCCGTCGATGCCCGCGCCCTTGCGACGAGTGACGCCGTGCAGATGGACCGAGGAGAGCAGGTCGTTGAAGTCGCCGACGAGCCACACGGGGATCGGGGACGCCTGCATCCACTCGGACAGCGCGGCGTCGAACTCGGGCCACATGGCATTGGCGCGCTTCGGGTGCCGATGAGTCGATGCGAGACGAACCCGGCGCCGGCGGCCGAGCGGCCCGCGGATGCACACGTCTTGCCAGACGACACCGCGGGCAAGGATGCCGTGACCCGCGCGAGTGAGCTGCTGATAGCCGCGGCCGACCTTGTGCGGGTTGTCGACTGCAGTGCCGACGGTGCGCACTTGGTGGCGGTCGTAGACGATCGCGACGCCCTTGGTGGCCTGGCTGGTCATGCGCTGTTCGACGCCGTACCGCTCGCTTTCCAGCATGTCGGCGTAGTCCTCATGCTTGCCCTCCTGAATGCCGACCCATGCGGGACGACGGGCGGCAAGGATGGCGGGCACGTCGGAGGCGCGGTTGGCCCAGTCGTCGTTGATGGTGACGCCTTCGATGACGCCGGGGCGAGCGAGGAGGCGCGCCCACTGCGCGGCGACGCTCAACTGAGGATCACCGCTCGCTGCGACGGGTTGGCGCGCAAGATCCGCTTACCCCGCGGCGACTTCATCAGCAGCCGGGCGACGCGCTCACAGGAACGCAGCGGCTTGTCGATCTCGGTGTGCATCTGGTCGAGTCGGCCCCTGTAGTCGCCACCCCATCGCAGGCAGCGCGCGTAGAGCCGCAGCCGTCGTCGGATCTTGCGCTTCTTGGTGTCGTCCATGCGGTCGAGACCGAGGGGGTACTTGGTGGCGTTGACGTCGGCCGCGGTTCCGCTGGCGTGATTGGAGAGCACGACGGCACCGCGGACGGGTCGGTATGCCCAGCCCCAGTCATCGAGGACGGATCCACGGACAGGCTCGAGGACTTCGGCCCACCAGAGGATGAAGTGGGCGAGCAGGAACCCGGCGGATCCGTTGCGGAGTCGGAGCATGACGTCGCCATGCTTCGTGGGGATCGTCCAGACGTAGAGCCGGGAGTCGCCGTGAGCGAGGGCGGGCCAGCCGTTCTCGGAGTTCATGTCAGCCTCCTAGGGCGGTGTCGATCCCGAGACGTAGCGAGTGGTCGCACGCGCAGAAATCGCAGGGGAGATGGGTGTGGTCGTGCGCGCAGAGTGGGCACGGGAGGTCGCGGGGAAGTGGCGGGGTGAATCCGCCGGGCATGGCTAGAGGCCGACCGAGCGCAGGATCAGGGCAAGCGCCCCCGCGAGCACCGCCCCGACAAGGCCGCCCGCCGTTACGAGCTTCCAGACGCCCGCGCGCTCAGCGCCGGACATTTCGAGGGCGTGGATTCGCTGTTCGTGGTTCTGGTGCACGCCCTCGCCGCGGGCGTTGTCTGTCGCGATGCCTGCGAGTTGCGCGGTCACGGTGGCTTCGAATGCGGCCAGGCGGACCAGGATCGCGTTGACATCTGACTCGGTCATGCGACCCTCGCTGACCAACGCACGAGCGTTGTGCCGATGGTGGTTGTCGACGACGCCGACACGTTGTAGAGCACGATGCGGAAGCCGGTCGCACTGTCGGTGTCGGCTCGGACAACCAGGGGGACCGTGCCGCCATTGGTGGAGGCGATGCTGACGTCGATGTCCGGCGTCTCGGCATAGGGCACGGGAAACACGACGTTCGCGGTAGCGGCGGCCCCGGCGGCGATGGTCTGCGCGGGGATGCCGACTTTGCCCTTTTGGAAGTTCTCGGTCGACGTGCCCGCCTTGGACATCGCGTCCGCAGCGAGCGTCCCGACCTGCTCCAGGATCGACTCTTCGTCGCGCGCAGAGAGGCCGACCGGGTTGACCTGGCACTCATCGTCAGTCCAGTCGTATTCGGTGTCGCCGATGACGATGTCGGTGTTCTGCGCGAGCCCGCGAACATCGAGGACGCCCAGCAGTCGAGCCGCCTCGCCAGCCTTGACGAACGCGAGATCCGCGTCGACATCGCCGGGCGTAGTCACCTGGCCGCCGATCAGCGTTAGGCCGTTGGTCCAGCCCGAGCGGCCCTGAAGCTTGCTCCACTCGGCCTGCGCGATCGTCGTCGCTGCGGCATTGGTCATCGATCCGCGATCGGTGACGTCGAGCGGGCGTTCGATGCCACCCGCGGGAGTCGCGGCCGGGTAGGTCGCAGTCGTGCGCAGGCCAGTGGTCGAGTCGATGTAGCGCACGCCAACCAGGTCAACACGCTGGTCATCTGCGGACCCGAGAACGCCCGATCCGGGGACCACGTACCACTTGGGCGTCGTCTCATCGACCGGGGCGATAATGAGCCGCCGCTGTTCGTCGACCATCCAGTTGGAGTTGTTCACCTGCGCCCATGCGTCGAGCACGGACTTGACGGTGACGAGTTCGCCGACGTTGTCCGGGTTGCCGACTGCCGTGGTGCCGAAGTTCCCGACGCGCGTCCACGACAGGACGCCACGAGCGATGGCCGCGTCGATGACAGTGTTCGGGACCGTGGACGCGTTCCCGGAGCCGTCGAGCGCGATCGCGTTCTCGGCCTGGCGACACGCACCGAGGGCCACGAAGTCGCCGCCGTCCCAGTCGGGCTCGGACAGCGACCCTGACCACAGGCAGGCGGGACCGAAGTAGAGGTCGGCCGACGTGCCGAAGACGAGCGCCGGGTGTCGCCAGTCGCGCACGATCGGGATGGACCACGACAACTGCCACGACCCGTTGAGCCGCGTCGAGTGCTTGAGCGACCCCCAGCCCGATTCCTCGGGAACGATCTCGGACAGCCAGAACCGCCCGCCAAGGAGAACGTCCGGGCGGGTGTCGGTGCGGCGGGTCATGCCGCGTCGGCCAAGACGTGGGAGTGGAAGCGCGGGTAGAACTCGAGCTCGGACTGCGACACCAGCGACGACGAGGTGACGGTGAAGACCTGCATGAGACCGGGCGTGAAGCGGTGGGCGCCGAACGAACGGCATTTCCAGCCGATCGACACGGAGTTCGCGCCCTTTGCCCCAGTGCCGCCATAGACCGACGGACGAGCCGCGCCCAACTCGGGGGAACGAATCTCGATCCACGAGAGGGAGTCGGAGTCCTGGATCCAGGTGAGCACGCCGTCATGGAGGCCGAACAGCCACGCCTCATCGACAGTCATGTTCGCGGTGCCCGTCAGGGTCAGCTCGACCACCTGATCGGCCTCGGCCGCAAGGACGGGCAGCGGAATCCGGGCGAGGTTGAGCACCTGATAGCCGGACGTAACGGCGACCGTCGTAGAGCCAGAGACGACGACAGAAGAGCCGACGGTCACGAAACCCAGGGGGCTGGTCATCCTGGCCGACCAGGAGAGCGTTCCGCCAGTAGTGACATTCATGCGCGCGGCTAGGGCATACGTCCCCGAGGTCAACTGGGTCGCCGGGATCCTGAACACCATCGACGAGGACAGGGTGTTGCGTGCGCCCGACACCATTGACGAATCCACGGTCGGCGCCGCAGACGCTGCGCGATAAGGCCGAAGGGCCGGCTGCCACAGCGTGTTGCGGGTCGTGAACACGAGAATCTCGGCGCCAAGTGCCCCCGGGGTCGCGTCGAACAGCCGGATGGCAGCCTGCGTCGGCGCAGAGCCACTGACCGTCGCAGTGCGCGACTGCTGCCGGGTCGTTCCAGCGCCAACGATGGTGTCAGTCCGCGCAATGTGGTGGATCTTGGCGCTGAGCGCAGAGCCCTCGGCAATTCCGGGCGTAGCGTAGACATAGAAGATGGCCGAAGTGAGCGAAGCGCCTGGAGTGAAGTAGTAGTCATACGCGCCAGCGACCAGCGAACTGGTGGCGACGGCGACCGCGGGCCTGCTTCCGCCACCGTAGTGGAGCATGAGCTGCGCACTGGCTCCGCCGACGACGGTTGCCGTCACGCGCAGGTACGGCGTTGATCCCATGGTGATCGACCCGGGGCGCGTGGTCGCATACGACGGAGTGATTGCGGGATTTCCGTAGTGAACCGTCGCCCCAGTGTTGACCGAACCGCCCGAAGCAGTGGGTCCGGTCAGCGCGGTCACGTTCGGGCCAGCGGTGATCGTCCAGCCCGCAGCCGAGGTGCAGTCGTCGATGTCGACGACCGTGGGCACCGGGGGCGTGGGAGCGAGCGCCGGGACGACGGTCGATTCCTCGGGCCGCGCGAACGGCAGGCAGGTCAAGGTGAGCAGGTAGTAGCGGCACTCATGCTGCTTCTCCTCTGCATCCCAGCCATCGGACGTGTCGCGGTCGAGACGCGCAGCCACGACATCGAACACGCACGTCGCAGCATCGGTCGCGGGCGGCACCCAGATGAGCGGGGACTTCGATGTCGCCATCAGCTCGGCCATCAACGCAGCCTCGGCCGCAGCGAGAGCCGGACCAGCAACGCCCTCGGGAGCCGACAACCGCAGCCGAATCGGAGCCTCGCGGTTGTCCCAGCCCTCAAGGACGGCCAGTGAGCCGTCGGTCAGCAGGGAGCGCACAACCTCGATGACGGGCACGGGGTTGCCGAGGTCGGTCCCCTCGGCGATCGCTTCGATGAGGTAGTCCGCGTCCGGGTCGACGGGGCCAGCGAACTGGAGCGCGCCCCAGGTGATCGAGTGGTCCTGAGTCACGCGGCACCGCCATTGAGCAGATCGAGCGCGTGATCCAGAGCCGCCAACTCGGCCTCGCAACTAGCGAGACAGGCCAGCGCCGCGTCGAGAGCGGCCTGCATCTGCGCCACCTTCTGCCCCTGCATGCCGATCGACTCGGGCCCGTTCGTCAGCACGTCACGACGGGCCTCGATCAACGCGACCACCGGGGACGGCGTCGGGTCGGGAGTCGGCTCACTCATCGTCCACTCCTAGTGCTGCTCCGGGACGCGTTGCCGTGCCCACGCTTGGCCGCGTCGCGCGACTTCTTGTGCTCGTGCTTGATCGCCCGCTCCACCGCGCGCACCTCGGCGCGCAGTTGCCGAAGCTCGCGGTTCGCCTGCGCCAACTCGCGGCCATAGACGCTGTTCCCGGCCGCCTGACCGACCTGGCTGGCGAGCGAGGCGCGGGTCTCGTACTGCCGCTCGAACTGCGCCAACTGCTGCGCGCTCACCTTGTTCGCAAAGGTGTCGATCGTCGCCGCATCGCCCTGGGTCAGCAGCGCCTCGAGAGCGCCACCGTTCAGACCCTTCTTCTTGAGGGTCGCGATGTTCTGCTTCAGTCGCGTCCCGGTCGCGATGTCGCCGGACAGGACCGACATGACGTCAGAGAACGTGCCGCCCGCCGACCAGATGGGCGACTCGCTGAACAGGTCGGAGGTCACCTTGCCCGAGACCGTGTCCCGCAGCGACGCCATCTTGGATGCGATGTCGTCGCGGGCCTTCGTCTCGCGATCGAGAGCCTTCTTCGACTCCTTGAGGCCGCGATTCAGGGCCTTGATGCCGCGGCCGAATTCATGGAGATCCAGCACGGTCGACGACAGGCGAGGGTCGGCCATGATGGGCGAGAAGGGGCCTGCGGGGGTGAAGGATCGGCTGGCGAGTCCGCCGGATGCGAAGCCGGGCAACTGATCCATCCCGGGCAAGTGGCCGTAGCGCGCCATCAGCATGCCCTTGTCGCGCCGGACCAGTTCCTGCGGGATCACGACCTCGCCACGGTGCACGACGCCAGCCGGGGCATACTTGCCGCCATATCCCGTGAAACCGCCCGAGGCGTATGGCGTGCTCGGGTCGCCATCGCCACCGCCGCCCGAGCGCTTGGTCTCGCCGCCAATGCGGTTGACGAAGTAGTTCAGGCGGACGGTCTTGTCCTTGATACCCGCCATCTCGGCCTTCACCTGGCGGATCAGGGACAGCGCTTCCGAGCCGCCGGTCACGACGATCTGCGTCGCGCGCTTCTCTGGGATCGCGAGCATCTGCCGAGCAAGGCGGCGCGCCTGCTCGATCGGCGCGTCCATGGCAACCGCTGTGTCAATGAACGCCTTGCGGGCGGTGCGGTACTTGTTATCGATCGCGTCCGCCGAAGCGCCGTTCTCCTTCATGGCATTGCGCTGAACAACCCAGGCGTCGCTCAGCTTCTTCAATTCTTTCCGGTTCGCGAGCACGGCGTCGGAGTCGCCCTTGAGGCCGGCGTTGTTCTTGTCGGCCTGCGCGCGCGCGGACTTCAGCGCCTCCCGCCACTGCGTCTCGGCGTCAAATGCTCCCGCCGCAGCCGCCGTCCGGGCGTCAATCGCCTGGATGCCAGCCTGCATTGCAGAGTTGGTCATGTTGAGGTTGGCGGCGAGCTGCGACGTCGCCGACGACATGCCCAGCTCAGCGGCCTCGGCCTCACGCATGCTCTTGGCGCGAGCGCCAAACTCCGCGCCGCCGATGCCCGCGCCGATGCCCTTGCCGCCCTCGCGACCAGCCCGCGATGTAGCCGTCTCGCCAGTCGTGATCTTGGAATAGACGTCGCCGACACCCTGGCGAACGTTCGCGCCAGTCAGCCAAGACATCGGATCCGTATAGGTTCCGCGGCGCTGTACAGCCAGGCGATTGAGCGCCTGACGATCACCCTCGGCCATTGCGGCATTGACTGCGTCAATGCTCGTCTTGACATCCAGCCAGCCGCCAGCCGCGGCACCCAGGATCGCGCCCCACGGACCGGCCATCGAGCCCATGAGTGCGCCCATGGATGCGTTTGTGCCGACGGCCGCTGAGCCGGCGTCAGAGGTGGCGATGGCGAGCGCGCCCATTGCGGTTGCCGCGGGCGCGGCGTTTCTGGCAAGCCCGGCGAGCCCCGCCTTGCTGCGGCCTAGCGCAGCGTTCATCCGCTCCGTCTCGGCGGCGGTGCGCGCGAGAACCTGGGCTCGAAGCCCTGCATAGGTCCGCAGGTCAGATCCCGTGCGGCGCAAGCCTCCGCCAGGGGCAAAGAGGCCAACCGGGGCAACGCCCGTGCCGCCAGGCATTCCGCCGGGGCTAGTCCCGCCGAAGCCGAGGCGCTTCTGGAGTGCGGCAGTCACCTGGAGCGAGCGGTTGTACAGAGCGAGCGCGGCAACGCCAGCCATGATCGGGGTACCCAGGTCGCTGTCGGCGATCGCAGCCACGGCGGTTGCGAACGACTCGATGATCTTGAGCGAGGGGCCACCGAGTGGGGCAATAGCCTCGATGATCTGAACAACCGCGTCGCCGAGGGCGGCGAGCGTGTCACCGACCTTCGGACCGTTCTCGCGGATGTAGTCGACAAACTCCTGGAAGCCCTGGGTTGCAGAGAGTCCGTCGGCCCACTCGGCGAACGAGCGGGACGCGTCCAGCAGCCATGACGAGAACGACTGGTTGAGTGGCCCGAACGCCATCCAGAGCTCGGACAGACCCTTAGCGACGTTGCCGAGAGTGCGGCCCAGGTCGTCGAGTGCCTTCGGGGCCTCGGTGGCGACGAAGTTGCGGAAGTCTGCCCACTCGGGGCCCGCGAACGCCGATGCACCCTTGGCGACGAGGTCTCCGCCAGTGGCGCCGATCTGCTGGAAGATTGACGCGATGTCGGGCGCGATCTGCTCCAGTGACCCCATGGCCTCGACCAGGCCGGGGAACCATCCGCGGGCGGCGGCGTCGCGAATGTCGTTGAGGACCGGGCGAAGCGCCTGGAACCGCGTGACGAATGCCTGCGCCTCCGGGCCGAGTTGCGCCATCGCCTGGCGCGCCTTCTCGAGGTTGGCGGCAGTCGGCTCAAGGGCGGCGGTGTTCACGGCCTTGAGCGCGTCTCCCACGCCCTGGACGGCGGCGAGGAGAGTGCCCGCGCCGATCGCAGCGAAACCCAACTGTGACGCGAGCCCAGTGACCGCGGGAACGGCGACCGCACTGATCGGAACGAGCGACGGCCCGAGCACTGCGACAGCGTCAGCGAGGATCCGCATGCGGCCAGAGAGGCGGTCGACCTCGCGGCCTGCGCGTTCCGAGGAGGTGCCGATCCGGTCGATGTCACGACACGCGGTGCCCGACGCACGGCCAGTGACGACTGCGCGTCCCGACAGCCGGTCGAGTTCGCGGTCGAGCAGCTTCGTCGCAGCGGCAGCCTTCACCATGCCGCCCGAGAGGTCGTCCTGGAGTTCCAGGATCACGCGCTCACGACGTGTCGCCACTCGGCACCGCCTCTCGGGGGTCGGTCAGAAAGTCGTCATCGGGCGACAGGTCTTCGTCGTGCACCCAGATCGACACGCCGTCACGGGCGTGGTACGGGTGGCGGGCGCTGCGTTCCTTGGCCCACAAGGTGAAGTCGCCGTTGTGGAACGGCTTGTCCTCGTGGATGGCGTCGTAGCGGGCGTTCGCCGCTGCGCCCTCCATGGACGCGTAGCAGACGGAGCGCTGGGGATACCAGACGCGCTCGGGGTCCGAACACTCGTCGCGAGGATGCCCGCAGTGCGAGCAGATAAGCCGGTCGCGCTCATCCTCTGCAATCCGCGCCAGCCTCTCGCCGACAGGGAGCGCGTCGAACTGGGCGAGCGTCAGGCCAAGCGCTCGGGAGATTCGGAGGTCTCGCTCGAACTCCTCGGAAGCCGCTGAGAGATCGAGTCTTTTGGGTCTGGCCCCTGTCCCGTGTTGAGCCGCAGGACGCGGGAGTAGATCAGGGAGAAGTCGCCATCGCTCATGGAGTCAACGGCTTCGGTGAGCGCGTCGCCCGTGAGCACCTGGCCGCCGATGGACGCGATGCACGGCTCGACCACGACATCGGCGAGCGCGAGATGGTTGAAGCCCCACTCGGCGTCAGCATCGTGGTTCTCGCGCGGCGGGTTGGCGGCAACGGCAGCACGCCACTTGCGGCCCGGCATCGCGCGCAGGGAGATCGTCACTCCGCGAGCAGCGGCCTCGGCCTTGAAGTCGTCGTACGCCTTAGCGGCCTCGACGACGGACGGGTCATCGCCGATACGCAGAGGCGAAGACGAGGTCGTGGCGGCGGCAGTCAGGACACGCTCAAGTCGCTCGAGCTCGCGCTGGTCCTCGTCGCGGTACAGGACAACCTCGTCAGTGCGCTGGGGGATCAGGTCGCTCATGCGACCACCTCGGCCCGACCGACGGACAGCCAGGCGCCGGCTGCGAACGAGGCGACCTGCTTGTTGCTGGCCGAACGGAGGTGAAGCTGCTTGAGTTCGTCCACGTGCCAGGTGTTGGCATCCGCGAACTCGTGGACGTCATTGTCGGCGTCGACGACAGTGATGGGCATGGTTGCGCCTCTCGGGTGAGTAGTTAGTGGTCGACAGGCGTGGGCCCTGCTGGACCGGAGTGGGCGGGCTGTCGAACCCCGCCCACTCCGGGGCTGAGTCAGGCGGCGATGGCCTTGACGAACGCCGGGGTGCTGGTGATGGCGAACGTGCTGGTGAACGAGTTCTCGCGCGACTCGCCGTCGCCCGTGGTGCCAGGCACCGGGACGCCGAACTCGACCGGGAACACGTCCACGAACTGCCCCGCGGCCAGGTCGGTGGCGACCGCGATGCCGAGACGACGAACCAGGTAGCCGGTCGTGCCCTCGGGGAACTTCTCCCACGCCTTCTTGCCGTTCGACAGCGCCGCGGCCTGCGGGTCAAGGGAGGCCACCATCTCGCCGCCCGAGTAGGTCGTGGTGCCGACCTGCTGGAACGTGGTCGTGTCACAGATCCGCCGCTCACGGTCCACAAGGTTCGTGGTCGCGCCAGGGCGAGCCGAGGACTCGTACAGGTAGCACGAGATGTCGAGCGTGGTGCCGGCGGTCACCTCGGACACAGTCGGCGCGTTGATGTCGGCGATCGTCGAAACGAACACCCACTTCTCCCGGCCATACGCCTTCGACGCGGCCGGACGGATCGGAGCAGCCATATTCAGGCTCCCTTCGGGTTGTCGGCCTTCTGGCCTCGGTTGGACTGGCTCGACAGAGACTCAGGGGCGACGTAATGCTTGTCCGGCAGCGGAGTGCCGTCCGGGTTGGTCGCGGGCTTGTTCTCCAGCACGTCCCAGCCCTCACGAGACGCGTCGACCGGGATCGACTTCTCGTGCTTCGTGGACTGGCAGCGGACGCGGATGAACTCGGGCATCGGGGCTCCTTGAAATGCAGAAACCCCGCGCGGGGCGGGGTTTCGGGTTGAAGGTGAGTCAGGCGTAGATCCAAGACGACTGGCCGGACCACCAGCCGTTGCCCTCGTCGGTGATTGAGTCTTCGCTGGTCTCGCGACGGACGGGGCCGAAGGTCTCGCCCGCGACGACGAACGAGGCTCCGAGCAGGGCCGCGGACACCTTGCTGCGCTCATTGATCGCGTTGTGCTCGGATTGGGCGACAGAGCGGGTCATCACGCGAGCCGGGGTGATCCCTCCGAGCGACCCAATGCGGCCATTCTCGTCGGGGCGAGCCATCACGTAGACCTCGGTGAAGTACGGCGGGAGGGTGGTCAGCTTCTTGGCCTCGCCCGGCTGGTACGCGTGACCCCCGGCCGCGTTGATGAGCGCCACGATCGCCTCTGCGTGCGGGTCGATCGCGATGTCGAGACTCACCAGAACCACCCGCCGATCTTGCGTCGCACGCCAGCGGCCATCTCGGGGCCAACGATGTCCGCCGTTCGCGGCAGGTCAGTGTTGACGCCGTGGCGGAAGCCGGCGCCGACGAAGTTGGATTTCGGGACGCCGCTCGGCCCGATCTCGGCCGCCAGTTCGCCGGTCATCTCAGACGAGATGCGCTTGTGGTAATCCTTGCCGTGCGGTCCGGCCTTCTCGCGAGCGAAACCCCTGGCTCGCATCTCGGCGGACTTGCGCGACTCGTTGACCACGCCGCGCATGTCGGGCTTCACGCGGACAGCGACGCCCTCAAGGTCGCGGGCCAGGTCGCCGACGCCGCCGATGACACGAACGCGCATCTCGACCTCCTAGAGCTCGATGACGTCGAGGCGGCGGGCAGTGGCGAACGACTTGGCTGGCACGCCGACGACCATGTAGCGGCGACCGAGGAGAGCGGGATCATCGACAGGGCCGACCGCCGTCACCTCGTACTCCCACGCCTGACCGCGCTGCTCAGACGCAACGGGAACGGGGGCGCTAATCGGGATATGCAGGCCAGCGGAAAGAACCGGGCGATCGACGTCGCCAATGCGGATGTAGCGAGTCGGCGTGTCCTTGCCGGACTGCCCGCCGCCCTGAACCTTGCCGAACGTCGAACCCTCGGGCGCGAACGTCGGGACCTCGAAACCATCAGGGTCGGTCGTCGTGGCGCCAGTGGGAGAGTGGGCGGCGAGGGTGAGGGTCATCTCGGCCTCGGCGGCCTGGCGACCCGCGACGATCGCAGACGAACTACTCACGGCGTCGTCCACTGAGCGGCCCACGTGGCGAGCGGGTCGATCATGAACGCCCGACCCTTCTCGCCCGAACCGGGGATCAGGCCGTCAAGCTCGTCGTCGGTGAAGTAGAGCAGCCCTGCCGAGGTGGCCTCGTCGCGCTGCCACGAGTAGTCGTCGATCGACTCTCGCGACTTGCCATCAGGGTTCTTCATCACTCGCAGGACCGCGGTGGCAAGCACGCGCACAACATCGGCCCTGAGGTCGTCATCGGCGGCGATCTGGGCCTCGATGTCGACGCCCTCGACCGCCATGCGGCGCTTGAGCATCACCCAGGCGTCGGCCAGGAACGTCTCCGCGTTCGTGGTCTCCTGGGCAGAGAGAGGGCGCCACCGACTGACTACGTCGGCGACGGTTGCCGGATTGGCCACGGTGGCGCCCCCCTCCTTCGCTACTTGCCCGCCGGAGCGGACTTCTCGGCGACCTTGGAGAACTTCACGTCCTCCAGCTCGTCGCGCTTGACGAGCTTCTTGAGGTACTCGACCAGCTCGTCCTCCTCATCGAGGAGCAGACCGACCTTCTGGCCGGACTTGTTGGTGACTTCTGCCTTGACGTAACCCATCGGGGTTCTCCTGTCAGTCGGTCGCTCAGGCGACAGTGGTGTCGACGTCGCAGACCGCGAGCGCCTCGGGGCGCACGACGCGCGAGCCGTAGAGGTGCAGGCCCTTGATGGCGTCACCGAAGGAGTCCTGCGGGCGGTACGCCTCGACCTTGTTGATCTGCTCGGCGAGGGTCGTCGCCATCGGGTGGCCCGCGATGACGAAGTTGCTGACCTCGGGCGGGGTGCCGGCGGTGCCAGCGGGCAGGTTGTTCGAGGTCAGGATGCTGAACCCGATCGCGCGGCCGATCTCGCCGTTCAGGATCGGCGCGGAGCTGCCGTAGCGGCTGGCGTCGATGAATCGGTTGTCGCCGAGGATGAGCGCCTCGAACTCCGGCGAGACGATGCAGAAGCGGCCCTCGCCGGGCACGTTGGCCTTGTTGAGGGTCATCCGCAGCTTGCGCAGGAGCAGGAACGCGGCGTCGGCGGTGGCGACATCCTGGGCAGTGAGGACGTTGCCCGCGTCGGTCGTCATCTTGGTCAGCAGGTGCGTGTCCAGCGTCTTGGCGAGGCCGAACGCGGCGCGCTGGGCGGCCTTGGTGAGAAGGTCGCCAGAGTTGCGAACCTGGCGCTGGTCAACGTCGTCGACCTCGAAGGCGAACATCTTGGACTGGTCGATGACCAGGGTCTCGTCCGTGGTCGCGAGCGTCTGAGGCGCGATGGCCGTGACGTTCTTGACGTAGTTCGAGACGGTCGGGTCGGCCAGCGAGCCGATGTGGACGGTGTCGCCGAACGCGGCGATCTCGCCCTCGTAGTCGCGGTTGATGACACCGGGCTGTCCGGTGACGAGGCGCTCGAGGAGGGCGACCTTGAGGCTGGCGGCCCAGACCTCGGGAATGAAAGTGTCGACGGCCATGGTGGCGTCCTTTCTGGATCAGGGATCAGGTCTTGATGCCGAGCAGGTTGTTGAGCCGGCCGTCGATGCGGGCCTTCTCGATCTCCTGCGGCGTCATCCGCTCCAGGTCGGTGCGGGTGAGTTGGCCGACGTCCGGGGATCCGGCCGCGCTCGAGCCCTGTGCGGGGTTCGGCGCGGGGGCCTTCGGGTCGGCGGGTGCGGCACCAAGCCGCGGGTTGGCCTCGACCGCCGCCTTGATCGCGTCGCTCAGGGCGTCGGCGTCAGAGGGGTCGAGGTCGGCGACCTTCGCCAGGAAGGAAGCAGAGTCCAGCAGGGCGGCGGGGTCGCCTCCTGCGGCTGCGGCGTTGCGGAACACGGCGAGTTCAACTCGCGCCTGCTTCGCTTCGCGCTGGGATGCAGTCAGGCTCTCGGTGAGCTTGGCCGGGTCGGTCTCGGCGCCGTCCTCGACGATGCCGAGGGCCTTACCGATGGTGTTCGCGAGTTCCTTGCGGGCTTCCTCGGCGGCCTGCGCCTTGGCATTGGTTCGCGCTGCCCCATTCTCCTGTCGAAGCCGCTTGATCTCGGCTTCGGCGGCCTTGGGGTCGTCCCACGGGTTGCCCTTGCCGGTCGGCGCAGGCGTCTCGCTGGACTGGGGAGCCTCAGGCTGGGTCGTCGCAGCTGCGGACGGCTCATTGCCAGCGGGCTCGGTCGGGGTGGGTTCTGCCGGAGCAGTGGACATGAGCCCTCCTGGGGCGGTTGTGCTTCCCCGCGTCGAGCGGGAGGTTTCAGGCCGCGCGCATGCCGCGGTCGAGGTTGCCGAGCAGGTCAGCGATGGCCGCGACACGCGCGGGGGCGGCGGCAGGGGCTGGGATGATCGGCGTCGGATCGGTCGGCGTCTCGCCCCGGCGGCGGGCCTCGATCACGCGTCGGAAATGATTGAAGTCGTCAGTCGACTGGTAAAGATCGTCGACCTCGCGCAGCCACTCAGGGACCACGAAGTCAGTCGAGAAGATCGGCTCAACGACGCAGTGACAGTTGTTGTGGAAGCGGTTCACTTCAGCCGACCCGACCGGCGTCTGGCCGGCAGCAGCACGGGACTTGTAGACGCCCCAGTGCTCATCGCCACCCATTGCGCCCGGCTTGCCGTAGCGAGCGAAGTCCTTCGCGAGTCCCCGCCGTGTGGTCTTGCGCGTGGCGAGCGCGAGACACCAGGCACAGGCCCCGGGGCGCGGCACTCGGCGATACCCAAGGGCCCGTTCGTCGCCCTCGACAGCCTGGACGGTCGTCTCGCGGGCCTCGTCAAGGAGCACCTTCTGCATCGCCGCGTCGGCGCGCTTCTGGATCGTTGCCTCGATCTCAGCCAGGGCGGCGGCCTGCTTGGCCTCGATGTCCTCGATGGCCCGACGCGCCCAGTCGAGACCCGCGTCGACCTTGCTGGCGGGTGCGGCTTCGATCTTCGGCAGCTTCGGCGTCGTCGTGACACCGGCCTGGATGCGAGCGGCGCGGTAGTTGTCAAGCGCCGTGACGCTCGCCATCTGGCCGTACTGCGGTACAACCGCGCGGACACCGTTGGCGAAGACGTCCCACGCATCCTCCGAGGACAGGGGAGTGGTCGACGCCCACAGTGTTCGGATCGCCTGGGCAAGAGCGGCGGAGAGGGCGAGTTGGGTGGCGTACTGGCGCTGGGTCGCAGGGTTGTCAGAGACCGTTGGCGTTGCCATCGCCGCCCTGCTTCGGGAGCAGGCCCTGCGCGAGCGCCTGCGCCATGTTCCGGGCATCGTCGGCCACGCGATCCTGCTCAAGGCGCGCGCGGTCGACGGCGTTGTAGCCGAGGCGCTTGAGAGTGACATCGGACGTCGCCGGAACTGCACCGGCCGCGATCTCCTTGGTCACCGCGTCGGACAGCAGCCCGGGAGCCTGCATCTCAACCGGCGACCAGTCGGCCGCGATCTGCTCGTAGTCAGACGGCAGGCGACCCTTGTTGTCGAACCGGACCATCATCTTTGCGACGTCGATCAGCGGACCGGTGAACTCGCGCTGCATCCGCTTCGCGCGGCGGTTGCGACGGTCGTCGGCAATCAGGCCAGCCTCAGCAGACGCGGGGTTGCCCTGGGTGTACAGGCCGAGATCCTGCGGAGTGGCCGCCACGATGCCCGACGCGGCCGAGGCGTACCAGTCAAGGATCTTCGTGAACACCGACGGGTCATATGCCTGGAACTGGAACAACTGGGGGAGTTCGCCGTTCTCGTCACGCTCCAGGCCGAGCACCTTGGTCATGTAGACCTCCAGCGCGCTTGCCATTGAGCCGTCGGCCTTGGTGAACGCTGCCTCAGTGGCGCCCAGAATGGCCTTCTGGGGCACCGAGTAGACCTCGCGCGCTACGGCCAGGTTCAGTAGCGTCCGGCACGCCTCGTCAATGATCGACTGGAGCGCCGGGGTGATCTCCGAGGAGCCCGAGCGGTTGTTGGTGCGCGCCCGGTTCGCCATCCGCACGAGGGGTACGAAGTCGAACCCGTGGTCATCGCGGTCGGTGACGACCCATTCGCCCTTGTCGTTCTGCGCCAGATGCACCGTCTTGCCCGGAACGAGCAGCGCCCCACGACGGCGACCATCCTCGGCCCAGTACTCCTGCATCGTCGCCCGCGGTGACGTGCCGCGCAGATCCCACAGGACCGCCGTATTCAACGGCGACTCAACGGTAACCACGGGCGCATCGCCACGAGATGCGGGCGAGCCCACCATCCAGTAGGCCGGACCCATCGACAGGGCATCGGTGAACGCCAGCGACTGCTCGGACCAGAAGTTGTTGGCGTCCATCATCGCCATCAGGTACTCGTCGCCATCCGTGGCGCCGACCTGCCGGAAGGTGTCGAGGTTCAGCCGCTCGACATAGGGGTCGACCGCCATCGCCCCCCACCCGACCAGCGTGCACAGGTGGCCCTCGAGCTCCTTCGGCACGGCGATCCGCAGGTTCTTGATCTCCTGGACGCCGCGGTAGTACATGTCGCACAGGCGCATCGTGGGCGCGAGACGGTTGTACTGATTCCGCAGCAGGCCGATCGTCTGCCGCTCATCCTCGGACAAGCCAAGGCTCGGCAGGCTCGGCGTCACGGCGGACGAGAAGGAAGGCGAGGCGAAGTCGACCACGGAACCTCCTCCTTAGTCGCGGATGAGCACCCGACCCTTGCCGGGAGTGCCCTTGCCCTTCTGGGTCAGGCGGACGATGCGCCACAACATGCGGGCGCCGACGAAACAGACAGCCAGGTCGACCTTGCGGGTCGAGGAGCGATTCTCCTTGCCCAACGTGATGCCGAAACGGCCCTCACGGCGGCGAGCGTTCTTCATGTGACGCCGAAGCACAGCCGAGTCGCAGTAAGGCGCCTCACCGTTCTCCAGATCCTCGGCAGCCTGCGTCACCGCGGGCTGGAACAACTGCTGAGCAGCCGAACCAGACATATCGAACGCGACCGCGTGCTGCCGCGGCCCCGACTTCACCGGCCAGAACTCCTTCTTGAGCCGGCGGTGATAACGCTCATGCCACTGATCGACAAGAGGCCACCAGAAACGGTCATCCTCGACCGCGTCATCAGCCTTCGCGTGCGACGGGTCGAACCAGAACGCGATCACCTTGAAACGGTCGAACGCCTTGATGGCCGCCTCGTCGACACGGTTGCGGTCGACCAAGATCGGCTTGTTGTCGGCATCGACGCCGGGGTGCTGGTGATGCAGAACCTCGGCGAGACCATCGGAGACCCGAATCGCAATCAGGCCCGTATCGTCACCCGACTTGGAGCCATCGCCGAACAGCACGACGACGTCGCCGTCTTCAAGCTTCTCGTCCTTGCGGCGATTCCGTTTGTCGTCGATCCAGCGCGGCTGAGCCCAGGCGTCAGCAGTGCCGACCACCTGGTTGTACCACTTGCGCCGGGACTCGCTGGTGGAGTTGTCCGGGTTGAGGATCGACTCCATAATCGTGCCCTTGGGGCGCGTGTCGAGCCACTTCGCGTCACCCGCAATCGAGCGGATGACATCGGGTGCCGCCTCTTTCGTCAGTGGTGCGTCAGGTGGGGCCTCGAGGGAATCCCAGAGCACGCCGTACTTGATGAACGGGTGCTCGTCGGTCGACGACTCCCAGCCCTCGTTGGCGCGCTCGGCGATCGAGTCGCGACCGGGGCGCCAGGCGTTGAAGATGTCGAGGACGCGGGCAGGGGAGCCGACCTCGGCCTTGGCGGCGTTGCCGTCCATCGCGCCGTTGAGGTCGTGGCCGCCGTTGGTCTTGAGCCAGTTCTGCGTCTCGGCTCGGATGATCTGGTGAGGACGGCCTCCCTCGTTCGAGTCGGCCGCCGTCGAGATGCCCTCGATCTGTCGACTATCCCCGTCGGACCAGACGTTCAGCTTGCCGATCTGGATGCCGTACCGAGCGCGAGTCTCGCGAGGCACCAGCGACGGAAACAGCTTGAAGGTGTTCTTCGTCTGGTCCTGCGACACGGCCGCGATCTGCGTCCACGCCTCCGGGTCATCGCGCCCAACGGGACGATCGCCTTCCCAGTGGTCGAACACGATCGGTGCATGCAGGCTGCCGATCGCGATGCCGGCGGCCGTCGGGTCCTTCCCCCAGCCCTTGAGCCGTTGCAGGCGAGCCGAGCGGCACAGCAGGTCGCCATCCGAGTCGACGGCGTAGTACCAAAGCAGGAACCGCGTCTGCTCCGGCGTCCACCACCAGTGCTTCCGGCCCTTGCCACGCAGGTGATACGTCGTCCACGACAGGAAACCCCAGCCGAGAGACGCCTCAGGAAGCAGCCAGCCATCAACCTCGTCGTACTGCCACGTCGGGCCGATCTTCACCGGCTCCCACGCGAGATCCGTCGGCGGCGTGGTCCGCTCTAGAAGGTCGCGGTACTCCTGCTCGATCGCGCGATAGTCGGCGCTGAGATCTTCAATGAACGCAGGGCCACTACTACGAGCCATGCTTCCACCGCGACTCCGCAGCAGCGCGGGCCGGGTTCGTGGTCACGCCGCCCGCCGGGACGTCGTCAGGGAGCTTGAGTTGCCGAATGAACGCCTGCCGCGACTTCCGCATCTTGTCGATGCTGCCAATCAGCGGGTGCTCGACCTCCTGGCCCATGCTGCCCTTGCTCATAAACGGGCGGCCAGCCTCGCGCCACTCCCTCTCGAGCGTCGCGAGCATGTCCGTCGTCGCACAGGCGTCCTCGAGCGTACGGAGCTCGTCCGCGCGGAGGTCGTAGTTCGCGACGACTTCGCGCCACAGGGCAGCGCCTGCGTCCGCGAGTGACGCAGGAGGCTTGGGCTTGGACATGCGGGAGCCCTCCTGGGGCAGCGGTTGAGCCGCGCCAGGCGGCCTGAAAAACAGAGATCGGCAACGCACGCATCCGGAGCGGCTACCGCAGTCAGGTACCCCCACCCCGTATGAGGGGACCCTGCCCTACCCCTTGCGACCGGGGTGCTTCTCGACGGGGGCCATCACGGCTGCGGAGTAGCCGTTGTCGAGGCGGGTCTTCGCTGCGTGGCACGGGCCACTGAGCAGCTGGAGGTTGTCGAGCGAGTGGTCGTCACCCTGTCGGATGTGGTCCACGTCGCGGCCTCGCAGGTCACATTCTTCCACGTGGTAGGCGGCCTCGCACATGCTCTTGGCCCGCTTCTTCACGGCCCTCACGCGTGCGTCCCAGTCGAGTGGCAGTCGGTCGCGCCGGTCACTGGTTGACCACGCCATCAGTAGTCCCGATCTGGCAACCCAACCTCGTCGGGCATCTCGGGCCGAGCAGTGAAGCCGACGGGGTACGTGGTGCAGTCGCCAGGCGAGTCGTCCTCGACAGCGACCTCGGCGTTCCCGATCTGGAGCACCATGACCTCGTGGCCGAAGAGGTGCAGCGCGAGGATCACAGCGCCGCGCCACAGTAGTCGCAGGCGCGCTCAAGGGCGACGTAGTAGTCGTGTCCCTCGGATGCCGTGCAGGCGACGAACCCGAGCTGACGGTTGATCCGCTTCTCGATGTCCATCGCGAACGACTCGGCATCGCAGCGCTGGCCGAGCTTGGGGTCGACCTTGACGATGTGCCCATCGCGGAAGACGTTGACCTTGGCCATGTCGTCGGGCCAGATCATCGACTCCATCAGTGGGATGCTGTCGACGCCGATCGGCTTGTAGGCCTTGGCGCTGCCGTCCTCGTGGCAGAGGGTTCCGTGCTGGTCCATCACACACCTCGCACGATCGACATCCGCGCCGGCTCAAGGCTCAGTCGCGAGTAGGCCGAGCAGCGCGTGCACTTCCGCATGGAGTAGGTGAGCACGTTGGCGACGTACCGCTTGGCCGTCGTCTCGGTCTCATGTCCGCAGCGGTTGCAGGTGGTGAGCGAGTCGCTGCCATCAACGAACAGCGCCGGGTGGTTCTTGATGTGCGGTCGCAGCCAGTCGTAGAGCCACTGGGTTGCGAGCACGTCACCAGCGCAGTAGTCGATCTCGCGCTCTCGGTCCTCGACGCTGCCGTCGACTGCGCGCTCCATAGACTCGCGGTCGTACTTGTCGGTCTTGCCGGGGTGGCCGACGATCTTGCAGAACGCGTCGAGCGACTTGAAGGGTGCGCCGGATCCGAACTCCCTGCGCATGACCTTGAGCGTGTCGACGGTCTTGAACGGCGGGAGCGGCGGCAGTCCTGCTTCGATGTGCATGTCGCCCTTAAGCCAGGGGACGTCGGCGCGGTCGACGTTGTGGCCGACGATGATGTCGGCTTCGGCCATGAGGTCGTAGACGTTGCGGAGGAAGCGTTTGCGTCCGCCCTTGTCCCATTCGGCGAGGCGGATGACGTCGGGGGAGTCGTACCACTTGGCGCAGGCGATGGTCGTGCGCGGGTGACGGATGACGGTCTCGTGGTGGATGTAGCGGTTCTTGAGGTCGCCGCGGTCCCACCAGTGCTGTTGCGTGATCCCGTCGAGCCGTTCGACGTCGAGGATCAGGATGCGGTTGCGGACACCGGGGGCCAGCGTGGTCGCCAGCTCCGCGATGCTCATCGCAGCACCTCGCCAGCCGCGCACTGTCCTCGTGCGTGTCGGCGGTAGGTGCCGTTCTTGATGGCGCGCACCCAGTCGGGTGTGTCGGGGTCGGTTGAGATCAGGGCTTCGATCTCGGTGAATCGGCGTCGCTTGTCGCTGAGCATGAGCCGAAGTCCGGCTGCGTCGGCCTCGGGGAGTTCCTCGAGGGCCTGGCACACGGAGCAGTCCGGGCCTTTGTCGGCTGGGGAGTGCTTGCTGTTTGCGAGGTCGGCAATAGCCATCGGCTACCCCTTCGTCGGCAGTCGGCTGGTGCGGACTGCGGATGGGTACGGCTTCGCACCGCACCGAGGGATCGAACCTCGCGAGGCCGGTTTTGGAGACCAGCCCGTGCCCAGCACGTGCGATAGGTGCCTGCCGACACTCGGGAGGGCTTCCGCTGTTCTCCCCGCGCAGGCTCTACGGCTGTTGACCGCAGATGTTCGGTCCCGCCCATGCGCCCCTTGGCGGGCTGGCGCGGCGGGAAGTTGTCAGGCGTCGGCGCCGAAAGCCGCGTCCCGAGCCTTGCGGAGGATGCGGATCATTCGGTTGATGCCGTCGCGGTCGAGGTCGACGTAGTAGCCGGGGCGCTCGAGGTCGTTGGCGTAGTCGCCGCCGGCGAGTGCTGCGACCTGGACGCTTCCGAGGTTCGGGGTCCAGCCGACATGCAGGTGCGTGATCGTGTCGGGCTGCGGGCCTTCGCCAGTCACCTGGTTCGGCAGGAGGTAGCGGTTGTTGATGATTTCCTTGGGCATCGCGCCCACCTCGTTTCGAGGTACGCCCCATCGCGGGGAAACCGGCCGCCTTGTTGCGGCGCGGTGGTCAAGCGGGCCGCGTCGCGCGGCGGGAAGTTGATGGACGAGTTCGCGTTGGCGAAGTTGCCTGATCCCTACCGACGTCGGCAGGGATGTCGAAACCCTTGAAGGTCTTCTAGGTTTCAGGCAACAGGCGGCTGTTCGGCGATGGAGCGAAGAACAGCCAGTCGTCGATGAGCGTGTCGATCTCGTGGAGCTTGTCGATCCGCAAGTTCCGGTTCGTGGGGCCGCACGTGTGGCAACCGCATGCGTTGTGGGGGATTCCGGCGCGTGCAGCCATCTTGCGTCGCACTTCGGCTTCGATGCGCTCGGCGTCCAACACGGCGGCTTCGTCGTAGCCGTCCACGTTGGCGGGAGTGAGCCAGTCAGCGGTCATGTCGACCTCCTGGACTAGGCCGCGATCTCCCGCAGGCCCTGGATGTGGTCCATCAATCTCGACCCCATGCGGAACCACTCGTTGCCAGAGTCGAGATACTCGGCGAACTCCCGCAGGCGCTGATGCTCCAGCGTCATTGACCCAGGCTCGACAGCCAAGAGTTTCCGGTGCGGCGGGTACTGCCTCATGCGCTGCCGGACGTCGCGAGAGAACCCGATCTTGATGTGCTCGCCGATGGCCACGTAGTAGACGAGGCCATCAGTCGGATTGTGCTTCGCCTCGCGGGCTCGCTCGTCGTCGAGCATGTCGAACATTCGGGACAAGTAGACGACCGGGTCATTCTTGACGGATGCCAAGCGGTCGCGGAGTTCCACAAACACCTTGATCGCATGGTGCGAGCAGATTGGGAACGGCATTGCTTCCGCCGACGGTTCGTCACAGAAGCTTCCATCGCGCCGCTGCGCGGTGCACCGTGAACCCGACAATGGCGTCCGTCCACACGCTGTAGGATTGCCCATGTTCGACTCCTCTTCAGTCGGACCGCGCCCCCGGTCGGTTGCCGCCGACGCGGGGGTTCTTCTTGGCTAGTTGGAGGACTCGATCTCGACAACCCTTGCCAAGGTACTCCCACCTTACGCGACAGGTCGGGGCGGTCGCAAACGCGGTCAGACGCGCCACTCGTCGCGGAAGTCGGGGTGGTCGGAGTACGCCGAGGCGATCTCGCCAATAGCGAACCGGAGGCCATCGCGGCGCCCAGCCAGCTCCCAGCCGTGCGTCTTGAGCGCCGCGATCTTCTCTTGGTCGAGCGGGGTGGAGCGCATCGCCGCCGAATACGCCTCTGCGTTCGCCATCACTAGCCGCTCGGCCTGAGCGGATTGCTCCACGATCTGCCGCTTGGCCTCGCACTCGGCCAGCACGCGCTCCTGGATGGCACGGTGCCGGATCTCGGGCACCCCGCTCGACTGGTCGACCTCCGCTATGAGCACGAGGCTCGCGCGGTCCTTGTCCTCTGCGATCCGGGCCAACAGGAATTCGGTAATCGTCATCGAGTCACCCACTCGCCGGGTCGGCCGTCATTCAGCACAACGAACACGGCCTGATATCCGCACGGACAGTTGATCTCGTCGCCATCGCGCGGATCCTCGGGAGCCTGCTCATGCTCGTGGGGCTTCATGACGCCTTCCTTCCCTCTCGCCCAGCCAGCTCGAGAACATCTTCCCACCGATACAGCCGACGCTTCCGGGCATCGTGCCCATGTCCCGCAAGCCTCTTGCGCTCATGCCACTTGTCGATGGTCCGCTGAGCAACCTCGATACCCAGCCGCCCAAGATAGGTCGCCCCCTCGCTCGCGGTGACCAGCCTGCCCGCCAAGTGATCGTTGATCCGGTCACGCATCCACGCGTTGACCTCGGCGACGTCGAACCGCTGACCACAGCCGGGACACTTCGCTTCGGCTGCGTCGGGGCGGTGATACAGGTCCCGTTTGCATTCGGGGCAGGGGCCGGCGTAGGACCGCTCGGGCGGCAGGTCGATGATTTTGCGGCAGTCGCGGATGGCTTTGGAGACGCTGACGATGATTTCGGCGGCCATGTCGTTGAACGCGAGCCCGTCGACCCGCCACAGGAGCCAGCGCGACATGGCGATGATGGTGTTGGCGGGCATGGCTCGGCTGGGGTCGCTGGATCGGATGCCTTCTTCGGTGCAGAACCGGACGAGCATGACGAGTTCGTGGCGCAGGGTTTCGGCTCGTTCGGATGCGGCGAGATGGTAGGGGAGCGCGATCTCAGCGCTGGGTGATCCGATGTCGCCCGCGGACTTTTGTTTGGCGATGGTGGTTCGGAGTTCGTCGTCGAGCCAGGTGACATCTCCGAGGAGTTTCGCGAAGTCGTCGAGGCTGTCGTCGCAGATGTGGGCGTCGTCCCGGGTTGGTCGGTCGCAGCCGGGCATGGTGCAGGTGGTCACTGGTCCTCCTGGTAGTTCTCGATCCGGTCGGCTCGCTCACGAAGCCAGCGATGGATGCCGTCCAGCGCGTAGGGATGGCCTGCCTCGCTGACGTAGAGCGCGAGCACGTCCCACGCCCCACCGTCTTCGGTCGAGTTGTCGGCCGCCTCCCGCAGCGCATCCGCCCGCACCCGCCGATCCCGCTGGGCCAGCCAGTCCGAGGCGAGCACGGCGTCGGCGACATCGTCGATCGCCATGCGAGGAGCGGGGAAGAAGTCCCACGAGACCGCCTCCATCTCCGCCAGCACCTCGGCCAGCGCGTCCCGGTCACTCGTTGCCATCGTCGCCCTCCATCCAGTCGCCCATCCGCTGCAAGTACCGCCCGATGCCCGTCGAGGTGGCCCACTGCTCGCCGAGGTGCGCCTGGTCGGAGCCAAGTTCCGGCGCGGCGTGCAGCATCGCCTCGATGAGCGTGTGGTCGGCGAGTGCGTGGAGCACGGCGCCGATCTGAGTGGGCGTGGGCGCTGGCTCACCGTGGAGGTAGACGCTGTTGGGCTGGATCTTCTGCGAGCGGGCGAGGCGGTCGGCAGCGTGCTCCCTGCCGACGAGCATCAACGGCTCACTCATCGCCAACCACCTCCCACGGGCCATCGGTCGCGGCTTCCATGCGCGCTCGCGCCGCGTCGATGTCCAGCTCGGTCGCGTCGGTCATGCCGCACCTCCGAACAGCGTGTCCTGCGCGAGTCGCTTGGCCGCGATCTCGCAGTAGCGCTCGTCTGCCTCGATGCCGATCGCCTTCCTCCCGGTCGCCTTCGCGGCGGTCAGAGTTGACGAAGATCCAGCGAACGGATCCAGCACCGTGCCGCCGACGGGCGACACCACCGACAGGAGCGTTTGCAGCAACGCATCCGGCTTCTCGGTGGGGTGGTCGCCGTCACGAACCTTCGGGAACCGCAGGACGTTCGCGACGTCCCTGCGCAGCGGCTCAGTCGGCGTACCCGCTGACATGTGCACGATGAACTCGTGCTGGTTGCGGAAGATCGCACCCATGCCGAGCGTGGCCTTGTCCCACACGAGGATCGGGTGCTGGCGCAGGTCCGCCGTCTCTAGCGCGGTCAGCAAATTGAAGGCCATCCGCCAGTCGATGAACGAGAGAACGTGCCCGCCCGGGCGGAGCAGTCGGCGCCATTCGATCCCACATTCGCGGATGAACCACATGAACGCCTGCGTGCCCATTGAGTCGCCGCGGATCCAGTCGTCATCCTCGACACTGCGGGTCATGCTCTTGCGGATCGATCGGGCGTTCTCCCGCCGACCGCCGCTGGAGTACGGCGGGTCCGTGAGTACGGTGTCGACGCTGGCTTCGTCGAGCTCGGCCATCACGTCGAGGCAGTCGCCGTGGTAGAGCGTCACGAGGTCGTCCTCGTAGTACGGCGTCATCGGCCCTGCTCCTGTCGTGCGGCGCGGACGATGATCCGCGCGTCTTCCATGCCGCCTCGGTAGCCGATGACGAGCGAAGGGGCGGCGATGTCCGGCATGGCCGCCTTGATCCGCCGCTCGACCTCAGCCAGCGCGCGGTCGGTGTGCTCGCGGAGGATGCCCTCGTGGATTGCTGTCAGGGTCGCCACCGCCTGCTGCCCATCCATGCGGCCGGCGAGCAGGCAAGCGACGGTTGCAGCGAACTCCTCGCTGGCGGAGTAGCGCCTGGGCTGGACCTCCCTCTCCGCCTCGTTCAGCCGCCCGATGGCCCCGGAGTCCACTGCGGCGTCCTTCGTGGCTCCAGCGGCTCCCTCGCTGGCCGGAGGGCACGAGCAGCCGTCGTGAGTCCGGCAGGCCGAGCAGCACGCAGGGCTCGTCGTGCAGACGTGGCCGTCGGCGCGGCGCTCGAACGCCGACCGCTCCTGGGCGCGCTTGCGCGCCTCGCTGTTCGACGCGGCGGTCATCGGATGGCCGCCTTCTGCCACATCGACAGGCAGCGCTTGCAGGTAGGGCGATCGGGCTCGCGGCTCGGATAGCCGCCCGCCGCACCACAAAGGCCGAACTGGCTCTCGACCGTCCCCCTGCCGAAGAAGTTGGCTGCCGTTTCGGTCCAGCCGTAGATGTGCTTGGTGCGGCCGTAGCCGTAGACGAACTCGGGACTGTCGGTCATTGCGGAACCTCCTTGGTTCGCGGGAGTCGGGGCTTCGGGCTGGTGTCGCGAGACCGGGCGGCCTCAACGACGGAGATGAATTCGTGGCCGCTAGTCGGGCCATGGCGATGAGGCGGCTGCGAACACGTGTCACACGAGCCGGTTGGATCCAGGACACCGTTGGTGATCGCGCCACCATCGACACCGCCCTCGACACCGACCGCCTGCCACCACGGACCGGACTCGAGAACACGCGCCGGCGTCTTGGAGTCCGTCTCGCAGGCAATCCAGGCGAGAGCGACGGCGACATCGCGGCGGGGGCGGTTGGTGATCGCGGGCCGGTCGAGCAGGGTCCGCAGCGAGGCGGCGGGCCAGTCGGGGCGGAGTTGGTTGATGGCGGCGGCGATGCGGGTCTTCTCGTTGTCGTTCATCGAGTCGCCTCGAACGCTTCGACGGCCTGGGCTATGAGCTGCTCGACCTCAATGGCCTGCTCGACCTGCTGGCGGGCGGTGTAGCGCAGTGACCGCAGCCGCCGGTAGTTGACCATCCCGGGGTCGAACAGCATCGCGTTGAGGTGCCCAGCAAGGAGTGCCAGTTGTGCGCGACGGGCAGCGGCGAACGCCGTCTTGGCTGCGCCAATCGCCTCGGCGGCGGTGAACGCGGTCGCCTTGGGCTCGGGCGCTGCTCGGAGGATTCGTGGCTCGTTCATCGCGCAGCTCCAAGTCCAATCGAGGCGGCCCCGCGCACTAGAGACCGCAACTTGGATTTGGCTGGAACCACGCAAGGGGAAAGGGGTAGGGGTAGGGGTAGGGGTAGGGAGTTGCCCATTGGAGGGCGAATTGCAGGTCGAATTGCATGGCTCATGCGATCTTCGATTCCATGCCCGATGCCATCGCGTGAGCGAGAGGCGAGGTCGAGGCAAGTCCGGCC